GCCCAAGCGCACGTTCCCGAGCCGCAGGGCCGTCGCGCCGGTCGTGCCAAGGATGGCGGGCATCGTCGGCATCAGGCGGACCCCAGCTTCTTCGCCTGCATGACCGTCCGGAGGACTTTCTCGGCGATGGTGCGCGCGACCTCGTCCGCCGAGCCGTTCACGTAGAAGTGATTCGTGACCGTGGCCCCGCCGCCGAGCGGCGTGATGAACCCATTCGCGCCCGGCGTGAAGAGTTCCGGCTGCCGGTTCCTACCGATGAGATAGGAGCGGCCCGCGCTGACCGGCCCCCCGCTGTCGCGCAGCGGATGCAACCCGCCATTCGAGAACCCGCCACCGGTGATGATTGGCGAACCATGCGGGTTTTCGTGAATCCCCGATCCCGGTTCGCCCGGCCGATGCCCGATCGAGGGAATGCCCGACAACGCCGCCGCCGCATCGACCGCCGCCCAGTACGACAGCGTGAGGTTGTTGATCGCGGCTGAAGAGGCCGCCGCCAGCGGGGGCACCTGCGCCAATCGCGCGTTCGCCGCATCCTGTGCCAAGGCGACCTTGAGTTGCGTCTCGAGAAACGCCTCATCCGCTTGCTTCCGAGTGAGGTCCGCGAGGATCACGTCGTTGATGGCCTTCGTCTGCGCGCGCAGGATCTCGTTCTGGCGTTTGTCGGCCTCCGTGCGGAACGCGGTCAGGCTCGCCATGATCTCCGCCTGATCGCGGAGCACTTCGAGCTCGTCGTTCAGTTTCGCCGCCGCGATCGCCGACAGATTCAGCTCGCGGATATTGCCGGTCAGGGCCTCTTCGATCGCGTGCAGATTCGCGGGGAGGCCAGGCACGGCCAAGGCCCCGAATTTGGGGGCGGCTTGCTCGGCGGCCTCGGTCGCGCCTTCGAGCGCGCGCCGCATCGCGCCGAACTGCGCGGGATCGGTGATGGCGGTCAGCGCCCCAGCGGCGGCCTCTGCCGCGATGTTTTTGGCAATCCGCCAGTAGCGCGTGAACGCGTCGCCCGCCTCGTCGAGGGCGCGCACCGTTTCGGCGCTCATCCCGTGCGCGCTGTCCGCGAGATCGTCGAACCCGCGCTTGAGCGTGGGCAGCACGGTCGCCCCGGTTTTCCCGAAGAGGTCAATGGCAATGTTGACTTGCTCGGCGGGACTCTGGACCTGACGCAAGGCGTCGCTGATCGCGATGAACTGGCGTTCGGGCGACAGGCGTTTCAGGTCGTCGAAACTCAGGCCGAGTTTCCGGAGTGCCCCGAGCGCTGACTGATCGCCGCCGACCAGCTTGTCTTCCATCTTGACGATCGCGGCTGTGATCTCCTCGAGTGTGTTGCCGGCGTCGTCGCCCGCGACCTGGAATTTCTGCAGCCCTTCAATCGATACGCCCGTTTTGTCGTGGAGCTTCGTCAACGCGTCGGCCGCGGCAAAGAGTTCTTTCCCGAAGGCGACGACCGCGCCGATGCTGAGCGTGACGCCGAAGGACGCCAGGACACTGGACGCGACCGAGAAGGCGTTGCTGAGGCTGACGCCGGCTGTCGATGCGCCCCGCGTGGCATCGGCCAGCTTCTGGAGCCCGGCGGGCACTTCCAACCCGAGCCGCTTCATTTTGTCGGCGGCCTCGTTCGCTTTGTTCCCGACCTGTTCGAGTTCCTTGCTGGTCAACGTCGCGATGCCGCCAGACTTCTCGAGCGCGATGGTCATCAATGAGGCTTCCTGGATCAGCTTCCGCCCCGAGAAGTTGTCGACCATGCGGTTGAGCGAGGACTCCACTTTGCTCGCGCCCTTCGACATGTCGACCAGGGCAAGCTCCGCCTTATCGATCGCGGCGAGAAAGCCTGAGAAATCGGCTTGGAAGCGGGCGGTAACAGCCATCAGCGTTCGGTCTGCTGTGCGTTCAACATGTCCACCAAGATGGCGTAGTCATCGACGTCTAGTTCACGGACGCGGTCGACGGGCCACCCACAGTGGAGGGCAAGGGCGACATCGGATCGGCGGCTGGCGGCCCACCGTTCGTTTTTTTTAGTGCCGCGCGCTCCGCCGCCATCGCCTCTTCGTGCGCTTCGATGGCATCGTGAATCTCATTGAAGCGCTCCGGTGAGAGATTACCGAGGGTGGCACTGCGTTGCGCGTCGGGTAGATCCGGTGAGAAGGCCACCGGCTTCCCCTCATCGGTCAGGGACCAGCCGAGGAGGTACGCCAAGACTTTCGCGTCGCGGACTTCCCGGCGATTGAGCTGGGGTGCGCCACCGGCGACGACAAATGGCGCCCACCGCGCGTGCATATCTTCGGTTTCGCCGTGGTTCAGGCGCTTCTTGATGTCGATGTACTGGCCATCCGCCAACCGCAGGCGGGTTGGCTCTGGCTTCACGAAATCTCCCACTGGCTCACTCCTTGAGGCGCGCGGTCAGCGTGCCGTCGGCGATCTGCAGCGTGTCAATCGGCCACACCCACGGAGCGGTATGTGGCCGGGTGACGCGAAACGTCAGGGACGGCTGCGACGTCCGAAACGCATCGTGCGAGACGACGGTGGCGGTGAGCGTGTCGCCCGTGATCGTCCACGGACCGAGGACGGCAGCCTGGTGATAACTCCAGCGCAGCTCGCCCTCCTGCCCGCTGACGACGAAGGCATTCACCTGGTTATAGCCCGAAATACCAGCTGCCCGCCGCGGCGAACTTGGCCGAGATCGTCACGGCGCCACTGACCGGCGTCGCGATCGAGGCATCGAGCCACGCCGTGCCGTAGGCGTACTTGGTCGGCGCGGTCGAGTCAGGATACAGGTACAGCTTCACGCCGGTCGTCGACGCGGCGCCGCCGAACGGTTTGGTTTCGGTGTCGTCCCAGGTACCGCTCAACGTGCCCTGCACGTCGGGGAGGCCCTGGACGTAAGTCTTGTTGGCGTCGCCGAACGCTGTGACGTCGAACTTGTCGGTGTCGCGATTGATCGTCCAGGCGTTCAGCCCGATGGTCGCCGTGGCGACGCCGGTCACCGATTCGATCGCGAGGTAGACGACGCCGGTGCGTCCCGCATGTCTGCTCATGGCCGCTCACTCCCGCCGCTCATGCGGCCTGTTGCTGGTTGACGAGCGATCGGAGATCGCCCAGGACCGTTCTGGCCCGGTGGATCCACGAGGCCTCCGCGACACACGCGGGGAGTGACGCGGCCATCCGCTGCCGGCCGGCGTCGTCCGCCAGCCAGCGTCGGATGAGCGCCGCGGCCTCGATCGGGGACGCAAACTGCGGCACACAGGCGCCGAAGACTTCCGTCGATTCCGATCGGACATCTGAAATGAAGAAGGTGCCGCATGCCGCGAGCTCGTAGGCGCGCGGGTTGATCGATTCGGCGTGCGTGATCGCCGGGGCCTCCGGGCCCCAGCCCTGCGAGGTGCGATAGAGGTTCAGGCCGATCTTGGCGCGGCGATACAGGAGCACCGCGCGTTCATTCGCGATCGGGCCGCCCTGCACGCACTTCCGGACTTGCTTATTGAGCCGCGCCTTCTCCCAGCCGCCGTACAAGCCGAGATCGATCCCGGTCCAATCGATCGCATTGAAAAAGCGGACCCGCTCACGAAACGCCGTGCCGACAAACACCACGTCATGCGCCGGGACACTCTCGTCGATCGGGAGATCGGTCCGATGGACCAGCGGATCCCAGGCGTGCGGCAGATAGCCGAAGGTCGGACTTACTGCGCGAAACGCCGGCAGGACACTGCGTTCGTTCGTCCACCCGCCGTCGACCAACTTCGCGACTTTCATCTCCGCCGCGTGGTCGTACGGCGATTCAGTGAAGAGCACGACCACCCGCAGGTGGGCTTCTTTCATCAGGATCAACACGTCGGGATGGAGGAGCATCGCGCTGACGACGACCACCACATCGACCCGATGCCGGAGCGCCATCTCCATCGCGCCGACGCTGGCCTGATAACTGACGTCCGCCGCGTTGGGGCGCTCGAGGGTCGGTTCCGTTTTCTTTTTGGTGCGCCAGAGCCAATGGAGGGCCGCCCGCGCCGCCTCGAAGCGCTGATCGAGCCGGTACGCCACGACGTCGACGTCGTGGTACTTGAGCCCGTGGACGAGGCCCCAGAAGACATCCGCGGTGGCCCAGCTCGCGCCGGGGTGTACGACGAGGAGCCGCAGCCGGCGCGACTCGCTCACGCGGGTGCTCCGAGGAACTGCCGCAGCACGACCCCGGCGCACTCGCCACAGAGCTGGTCGCCGTCGAGGTCTTCCACATACGCGACGAGCCCGCAGCCGCGGCAGGTAACGACACCCTGATGCACCGGCAGCCCGTCCCGCAGGTCCGGCCGCGCGATGATGAGGCAATCCTTCATCCACCGCGGCCGCTGGCCCGTCTTCGCGACGACGTCCACAATCCAGTCGAAGTCCACTTCAATCCGCTGTTCCGCGCTCACCGGCACGAGCGCCGACACCGGCGCGATGAGGCAGCAGCCCGAAAGATTCGCCACCCGCAGCCGCGGCTCGTCCCAGAGCAGGAAGCGGCGCGGGCCTTCCCGGGTCAGGAACGTCGGCGAGTAGAACTGACAGAGCGTCGCGCGACCGTGTTCAAGATGTGAACGCAGGCGCGTAAGGGCGCCGTCTACATACACATCGTCATCGCCGAGCGCACAGAAGAAGTCCGTCTGCGCCAGCGTCATCGCGTGATTGAGTTGTGGGTTGCCGTAGAAATGCGTGCCACCGTCGTACTCGTGGTACTCGAACGGCCAGCCGTAGCCGTCGACGAGTTCCTCCAGATCAAACCGGTAGCCGTGCTCGAAGCTGTCGGCGACGACGAGGATCCGGTCGCCCTCGACGAGGGTCTGCCGTTTGATCGAGTCGAGGGTATGGCGCAGGGAATCGCGGCCGATGGTCGGGACGGCGATCGTGAGCGTGGGCGTCATGCCGCGACCTCGAACCCGGCTCGGCGGACGAGCTCAATGAGCGCCTCGACCATTCGCGCGCGCCAGCGGATGAACTTCGGAATCGCGGCCTGACTCGCAGACGCCGCCGGCATCCGGCCCCTGTTCCAGCCCTTGTCGGTCCGACGCTGGACTGTGCCGCGCTCGAAGATGACGGCATGGGGCGCGGTGCTGCGCACAATCGCCGTCGTCGTGACTTTCGAGCGGTTCCGCTCGACACGGACCCGGCTGCGCAACACGCCGCGATAGGTGGGATAGCCGCCCTCGACTTCGCGCTTCGCCCCTT